CTGACGCATTGGGCATACGAAGCCGCACCCACGACCGTGGTCGCGAGTAAGGCGTCGTCGCCGCAAATGCTGAAGCGAATGCGAGGTTTCCTCCTCCCAGCAGCCTCCAAAGCGGCATGTTTCGCCACGTCCAACCAATAAAGGTGGATCAGCGACAAAACGCACCAGGAGGTGGGAAGCCCCATCAAAATACCGCGGGTGCTGAGAACGGGTTCCTCTTCCCCAGGATAAATCAGTCTTTGGGGTCCTGTAAGGACCCTGAGGACATCAATCTCCAGAGGTGAGAGTCGCCCACTCTCGGCTAGACCGTCGACAACAGCAGAAGCCAGATCGAGGGGAATGAGATCCGTGGCTCTAGTGAGGTCCGTCGAGACAACTGTCTCGGCGGTGGCCCCATCGAAGAGTTTAAGGATATCGTGATCCTCTGCTCCGACTAATGGCTGATAGGCACCCTGTGTGGCCCTGAGTCCGCGAAGTAAGTGCTTCCGAACCGAGTGGCCAAGAACTTGACACCAAGCTGGCCCCACATTGACCATACGAGTCTTAAGACCCCTCTCCGTAATGCAAGCGACCTTGTGTACCGGGATTTCGCCTTCTTTCAAACGCTTTAGGGCGTAAGAAAACAGCGAGATGTCCTGGGCCACTTCGACCGCGACCGCATCGGACAAGTAGTGGACTGGAGGTTCCTGCTCAGCAGAACGTTCAATCAGGTAGGAAAGTGTCCCACCCTTCTTGGCAGTTCGTTCGAAACATGAACTTCCTGAAGGCCAAGCCGGAGGTTCAATAAGAACCTTGGGCTTCACCAACCTGGCCTTCGCCCACCGCTTTACGAATGCAGTGCAAGCAGAGAGGTGTACCTCATCGGTCTTGAAGCTAGAAGTGTAGTCTTCCCTGTGTTGCCGGAACGCCTCGGCCGCAGCATCCTTGCTGCCGGGGGGAAGGGCGCGCCCTACGAAGCTCATCTGCGCATCGACACGTGATCCGGATCCAATGATCCATTTCGTGCGTCGAGTAGCGGACTGCTTCTTGAGCGCGCTCGCATCCCCCATCCGAGCGTATCGCATCTCCGGGAGAAGACCGGAATCTGACTTCGAGACTCCTGAGGCTGCCGCGGCGGCGAGGACGACCCGTTCTAAGAACGGAACTCCTTTCCAGCCGTCCGTCGTTTGCGTTCCTTCCGGGGGACCCTCCTTCTTCGGAGAGGTCCGAGTCCGGGGAAGGTGGACGCGGCCCTTAGCCTTAGCATGCGAACGAGGAATGCCCCTTCCCTTAACGGAAGAGGGTCTCTCAGCAGCACGTTTCAGGTTCGGGCCCGAGGACGGCAGGGCGGGGAACTCAACGTCAAAGTTGGGTTGCCCTGCTGCCGCAGGCGGTAAAGACTCACCTGGATCTTTGGTCTGTGGAACGTGACCAAGTCCGCCGAGCTCCCGTTGGTAACGTCTAGAATGACTTGCTGCCAACCTCCGTTGTTTCCGAGAGAGCGCGCCAGCCTTACGGTTGGCTCGCTCCCTCTTCGACACGCGAGGGCGGTGGCTGTCCCTAGTATTACTTCCAGGAGCTCGGATCGGGGAAACCCGCCGCTGGGCAGGTCCTTGCCCTGGCTTGCCAGACCTGGACAATTCGGTTATCTTGCTAACCCCTCTTCGGTATAACCGCCGAAGAGAG